CTTTGAGGGCTTGACAGAAAAACAAACTAAATATGTTATATACCGAATGTCTGGAATTGGAAAAGAAGAGGCAAAGGAAAAAGCTGGTTACAGTGAAAAGACAAAAGCAGCAAACATAGAAAGAAGTCCAAAGGTTGCAACTAAGATAACAGAATTAAGAGAAATACTATTTCAAGATACACAATTAGGGATATTAAGTATAGCAACAAGATTAAATAAAATTTTAAATAGTGCAATAGAAGGAGTAGATATCATTGAATACATAGATGAATCTAGTCCTGATGGACACACAGTAAGTAAGAGAGTGCGAAAGGACAAACCACTATTAGCAGGAGTAGCAGCAGCAAGAGAGTTAAACTCAATGCTAGGTTACAGAGTAACTGATGAGGCTAAACTGAAAGCTGTGATAAACAGTGAAAATGATACAGCTGTGAGTGATGAGGACTTCGAGTAATCAAAAAGGTACTGTGACGAAAATTTTTTATTAGAGGGTACGGCTGGAGGCTCGGAACTTTTCAAATACGAAATTTTTTGATTTCCTTCCTAGTTCCAAAATTTATATATACGCATGGGAGAAAATATGATACTTGCAAATGAAAAACAATTATCAAAAATTCTTAATATTTCTGACAGAAGAGTTAGAGAATTATTTAAGGATTATAAATCAGAAAATGGAAGTTATCCTCTTATTAAATGTGTAACTGAATTTATAAATCAAACCAGGAGTGGAGATATAAACCTAGTAACACAAAAAACTCTTGCTGAAATATTAGGACTTAGTGAAAAGACAGTTAAAGAACTTGCAAATCGTGGAGTATTAGAAAAAAATTCTAATGGTCAATTTGACTTGAAGGATAATTTGAAAAGATATTTAACAGTTACAGATGAAAGAAATAAGAAAAAGGCTATTGAAAGAGAGTATCAGCAATATAAACTTGAAATTTTACAGGACAAATATCACTTAGATGAAGATGTTAAATATGTTTTAACTGATATTTTAATTAAATTCAAAGCTAAATTACAAGCAACTGCTGTAAAAATTGACAATGAAGTTAATGATATATCAGAAGCTGATAGATTAGATTACTTAAAAAGTACATTAATAAATTGTTTGGAAGAGTTAGCAAACTATGAACCTCCAAGCAACAGGAGAAAAACAAAAGATGTATAAGAGAACCAGGGAATTAATAAAAGAGTGTTTAAGAATATTGAGACAACCACCACTTGTAAGTATTATGGAGTGGGCAAATCAATATAGAGTTTTAGATACAACATCAGCAAAAGAAGTTGGTAAATTCAATGTTGAAAGAACACCATATATGATAGAAATATATGAAAAAATAACAAAAGGAGAAACTAAGCAAGTTACATTGATGATGGCAGCACAATTAGCAAAGAGTGAGTTAATCATCAATACAATTTTAAGATATGCTCATTTAGATCCTTGCCCAATGTTAATAGTTCAACCAACTGATGAAATGGCTAGAAGTTTCTCAAAGGAGAGAATACAACCAGCTATAAATAATTCTATATTACACACAATTATTAAAGAACCTAGTAAAAAGGACTCTGGAAATACTGTTACACACAAAATGTTTCCAGGAGGATATATAGCTTTTGTTGGAGCTAATTCACCATCGAAATTGGCTGCAAGACCTATTAGAAACATATTTCTTGATGAGGTGGATAGATATCCAAAGAGTTCAGGAAATGAAGGAAGCCCTATTTCACTTGCTAAAAAAAGAACTTCTACATTTGATGATATTACAAAACACATTATTACTGGAACTCCAACAGTAAAAGGTTCATCTGAAATAGAGGATGAATACAACAATTCAAGTCAGGCTGAATGGTATATTCCTTGTCCTAACTGTAAGAAAGAACAGACTTTTAAATGGGGAAATATAAAATTTGAACCTGATGGAAGTAATGTAAGAATGGTTTGTCCTAATTGTGGTAAAGCATTCACAGAAAAAGAGTGGAAAAAAGGTAATGAAAAAACTGGAAGATGGATACATAAATATCCTGAAAGAACAAAAAATCTAGGTTACCACTTGAATGGTCTAGCTAGTCCATTTAGAAATTGGGAATCTATTGTTCAAGAATGGCTAGAAATTAAAGGAGATATTGAAAAACTAAAAGCATTTATAAATACAGTTCTAGCTGAAACTTTTGAACAAGAATACACAGGAAGATTAGATCCTAAAAAACTTATTAAGAGAACAAGAGAAAAATATAGTTATATTCCTGATAAAGCCTTGGTTCTTACAGCAGGAGTTGATATTCAAGATAACTGGATAGCAATAGAAGTTGTTGGCTGGGGTCTTGGTTATGAAAGCTGGGGAATGGAGTACATAATTTTACATGGAAATATGAACCAATCAGATATTTGGGAAAGATTAGATAAAGTTTTAGATAAAGAATATTTTTACCAAAATGGAGATAAATTAAAAATTTATTCAGCTTGTATTGACACAGGAGGACATCACACACAAAAAGTTTATGATTTTGTAAGTCCTAGACAATACAGAAGAATAATTGGTATTAAGGGACTTGGTGGAGAAAATGTTCCTATTAGTAATGGGTTTAGAAAAACTAAAAATAAGGAAATAGATTTATTATCTATTGGGTCAAATGCTCTTAAAGATATTGTTTCAGGAAGATTAGATGCAAGAATTAATGAAGAGGGATATTGTCATTTCAATGGAGAATATGGCAAAGGCTATGATTTAGAGTATTTTAAATCCTTAACAGCTGAAATAAAAGTTCAAGAAAATCGTAAAGTTGTATGGAAGAAAATTCAAACTAGAAACGAAGGCTTTGATTGCAGATGTTATGCAACAGTTCCATTTTCAATATTTAGAATAGAACCTGAAAAATTAGTAAATCTTACTAGAGCAGAGTTATTGGAACTATCTGTTAATGGAGCTTTAACACCAAAGAAACAAGAAATGGCTATTGACAGAAAAGGAGTTGAAGTATGAGGAATATAGCAAGTTTTGAAAATAAATTAATAGAAATAGAGGAAGCTGAAGAGGATCTTATTCTATATGGTTCTGCCTGGGTAGCTGGTGTTGAATTTTTAAAAGAAAATCCAGCTGATATGAAAAAATTAGCTGATTTAAAAGAACATTATAAGAAAAAAATAGATGAAATTTTAAATACAAAAATAACTGTCCAGGAATGTGAAAGATATATAAGACTTTATTTAGAAGCAGAGGAAGCTGTTTTAAAAGGTCAAGAATACACAATAGATGGACAGAATTTAAAAAGAGCTGATTTGGAACAAATAAGAAAAGGTCGGATTTGGTGGGAAAATAAAAAAGCTCAAATAGAGAGTGGAACAGGAGAAGGAATAAGATTTTTTCAAATAGTTCCTCATGAGTTTTAGGAGAAAGTATGAAAAAAGTTAATACTGAAATAAATAAATTAAACCAGGAACTAAAAACAGAAGAAATTAGATACAAAATAGAAGCTATAAGACAACAAAGAGAATTTCTTAATTATAGTCAATCTGGTGCTAGTACAACTAAGATAGCATTTAGGAATGTTTATAGTTCATTAGATACAACCAAAGATGATATTGAAGATAATAAAGAAATCTTAATGGCTAGATCAAGGCAACTTTTTATGGGAAATCCAATTTCAAGAGGAGCTATTTTAAAAATAAGAACTAATGTAGTTGGAGAAGGGCTAAAGCTAAAGAGTAAGATTAAAAAAAATCTTTTAAATTTAGATAATGATGAAGTTGAAAAAATTCAAAAGCAAATAGAAACTATTTGGGATTTATGGGCAGATAGTGTTGAATGTGATTTTCAAGGTGAGGACACATTTGATTTTTTGCAGGATTTAGCAATGATTACTTATTTAATGGATGGAGAATGTTTTATAAATCTTCCGTATCATCAAAGAAAAGGAGAACTATTTGATTTAAAAATTCAATTTTTAGATTCTGCTAACTGTGAAGCACAAGAAAGTAATGACTACTTATATGAAGGTGTTGAAACAGATAAAAATGGAGTAATAATAGCATATCATTTTAAAGATAGGCACAATGAATATACTAGAATACCTGTCTTTGATTCAACAGGTAGAAGACAAATATTAAAAATCAATGAAAAAGAGAGAGTAAATCAATTAAGAGGAGTTCCTTTATTAGCACCTGTTTTAGAAATTTTATCTCAATTATCAAGATTTACAAATGCTGAACTTATGAATGCAGTTGTTAGTGCAATGTTTACTGCTTTTATAAAACAAGACAACAATACAGGAAATACTGGAAAAGTTTTAGGTGTTGGAGAAGATAAATTTAAAAAACCTAATGGAGATCAGGGAAAAAAATATGAAGGAACTGAATTAAGTATGGGGTATGGAAACTTTGGAGTATTGGAACCAGGACAAGATTTAGTTTTTGCAAATCCAAATAGACCAAATTCAAGGTTTGAAGTCTTTTTTAATGCAATGCTTAAACAAATAGGAACTGCCTTAGAAATTCCATTTGAAGTTTTATTAGCTGCATTTAATGCCAGTTATTCTGCTTCAAGAGCAGCTCTTTTAGAAGTTTGGAAAATGTATCGTAGAAGGAGAAAATGGTTAGCAAAAAAGTTTTGTCAACCTATATTTGAGCAAGTGATAGAAGAGGCAGTCCTAAAAGGTTATATAGATTTACCAGGTTTTTTAGAAAATCCAATAGCCAAAAAAGCATATTTAGGAGCTGTTTGGTATGGAAATTCACCTGGACAAATAGACCCTGTAAAAGAAGTTACAGCATCAGTAGTAAAAATAAATAATGGATTATCAACAAGAGAAAGAGAAGCTACTGAATTAAATGGTAGTGATTGGAATGAAAATTTAGATCAATTAGCAATAGAAAATAAAAAGAAAAAGGAGGTTGGCTTAGATGGAAATATTAAACCAAGCAAGAAAGAATAAAAATGAATTAAATATTCAAATATATGGTCAGATTGGGGGCTTTTCTTGGTTTGATGAGCCTGTAAGTGCAGACCAGGTATATAAAGAACTTGAAAATTTTGGAAATGATATAGATGTTATAAATCTTTATATCAATAGTCCAGGAGGTTCTGTAACAGAAGGATGTGCAATTTATAGTGCTTTAAAAAGACATAAGGCAGTAAAAAATGTTTACATAGATGGACAATGTTCATCAATAGCATCAGTTATAGCTATGGCTGGAGACAAAATTGCTATGAGTCCAGTTGCAACTATGATGATACACAACCCAATTACTGCATTAGCTGGTGATGCAATAGAATTAAGAAAAACAGCAGCTATTTTAGATATTATGAAAGACACAATTATTAATGCTTATGTTACAAAATCTCATTTAAGCAGAGAAGAAATATCTGCATTAATGGATACAGAAACTTATTTTACAGCTGATCAAGCTATTGAAAAAGGATTTGCAACAGAAAAAATTGTATTTGATATTAAAAATTCTGAATTTTCAAACTTGGAAAACTTTAAAATAAGAGATAAACAAATTATTAACAGTGGAAACACTGAAAAAAAAGGAGGAGAGAGCATGGGAGCAAAAAACATGCAGGAGCTAGAAGCTCAAAATAAAGAATTAGTAGAAGATATAAGAAAGGAGGCTATAGCACAGGAAAGAAAAAGAATAAATGACTTAGATGTACTTAATGAGCAAACACAAGGCAAATGTAAAGAAATTATAGATGCAGCTAAGGAATCTGGTAAATCAAAAGCTGATATTGTTGAAGATGTATTAGCAAAATTTATTGAAAACAAAGGAACAGAAGAAAAAACTAAAGTTCCTGAAAATAAAAGTCCTGCTGATATTTTAAATACTAGAAGAGAAGAAAGTAAACAAATAGAAATAGACAATAGAACACCTGGACAAACTGATGATACAAAAAATTTGATAGCTGATATTGTAAATATGGCAAATGAAGAGTAGGAGGAAATATGAAAAGTAAAAAAGAAATACATGAAACAAGTAATTTGAAAAGAGATTTACAGTTTCCATTTTACACAGAAAAAGTGGAATTTGAAGCTGGAGAATATAAAATGGGAGATTTGGTGGAACTAACAACAGCTGGAAAAGTTAAAAAACTAGCTACTGCTGCTGAAATATATGGTGTAGTAACAGATGATTTTACTGCTGATAGTAATAATAAGAAAAACACTATATATTTAACAGGTTCTTTTAATGAAAAGTATGTAGATTTTAATGGTAAAGATAAAGCTGAAGTAAAAAGAGCAGCAAGAAAACTTTTAATAATGATTAGATAAATGGGAGGAAATATGTCATCAAAAATATTTGGATTAATAGCATTAACAACAATAATAACACAAACAAAAGCACCTAAAAATTTTCTATATAACTTATTAATAGGAGAAGAAAAGGCTGAAAAAGTTGAGAAATTAGAAATACATACTAAAGAAGCTGGAAGAGAAAAAGCTCCACTTGTTGGAAAAAGAGAAAAAGGAATTTTTATAGATAAAACTGCATGGCAAGCACAAATAGTTGAACCAGCATATATAAAATTACAAACAGTTAATGAAGCTGAAGCTTTACTAGAACAACAATTTGGACAAGTTAAGTATGCAGAACCACAGGATGTTGGAAAGAAAACATTAGCAGATGCTATGAAAAAATTTAAAGAAATAGGTTTTAGAACAAGACAATGGATGTTAATAGAAACTTTAATGACAGGAACTTGTCCTATGGAAGAAGGAACTCAAGGAGTTAAATATGGAGATGTAAATAAGGAAGTTTTAACTGGAAATGATCTTTTTACTAGCCCTAATTGTGACCCTATAAAATATCTTAAAAACAAACAAACTGAAATTCAAAAACAAACTGGAATAGTAATAGATACAGTTGTAATGTCACCTGATGCAGCTGATGCATTTTTAGAAAATCAAAAAGTAAAAGATTATTTAAATACTAGACATGCAAATTATGTTCGTGTAAATGATTCTAATTCAGAAAATGAAGATGGTAAAAAGGAAATAGCTTGGATTCCTACACTTGGAATAACAGTTTATTCTTTTGTTGATTGGTATGATGATATGGAAACTGGAAATACACATCAAGTTATCCCTGAAAAAACTTGTATAGGTATGAAAGCAAAAAGTTTTTCTTTTAAATATGCTGCAATGACTTTAAGACCTGAACAAGGAAAACCTGCTCAACTTCTTGTAAAAAAAGAAGTTGTTAGAAAATGGTATCCAGATACTAGTGAAGATGAGGAATTACAATACTTCTCAAGACCATTATGTATGCCTAATAAAGATGTTAAATCTTGGTTCATTGCAACAGTAATTTAAGGGAGTGATGAGATATGAAAAAAATGAGAGCTATTGAAAATATAAAAGTTGAAGAAACATTATATAAACCAGGAGAAGAATTTGAAATTGCTGAGGAAGAAATTCAAAGATTAATTGATTTAGGAGCTGCTGAGTTCGTTAGTAACGAAATAGAAAAAGCTGAAACTGAAGGAGATAATTCAGAGGAAGAAACTAATGTTGGTGGATTAAAAGATACAAATTCATCTAAAAAAGGTAAAAAGAATGAATAAAACTTTTAAAGATGATATTGATAAGACCTTTTTTACAGATTTTGCTGAAAAAATTAACTTGTCAGGAGTAAAACTTAAAG